GTTGCAGGTAAGTATAAGAAAATACTTCGTGATCACAATGGTCTGATGTCACCTGCACAAAGGGAATCTATTGGTGATGAAGTGGGGGATTGCCTGTGGTACATAGCTAATATCTGTACTGACTTAGGTCTTGGTATGGAAAACATTGCACAACGTAACTTAGATAAACTCAACAGCCGATTGGCACGTGGAGTAATACAAGGAAGTGGAGACAACAGATGAGTAGTAACTACCTACCTACAGACTATCAAACCTTTATTGCCACTAGCAGATATGCACGATGGTTAGAAGAGGAAGGAAGACGGGAGACATGGGGAGAAACTGTTGAACGTTATATGACTAATATAGTTAAGCCACTACTTAAAACAAAAAAAGATGTGGATGAAATACGTGACAGCATTCTATCACTAGAAGTAATGCCAAGTATGAGATCACTAATGACGGCAGGTAAGGCAGCACAACGTGATAACACATGTATGTACAACTGTTCTTACTTACCTGTGAATGATCCGAAATCATTCGATGAGGCTATGTTTATCTTGCTCTGTGGTACTGGTGTTGGCTTCAGTGTAGAACGCCAGTTCATCAGTAAGCTCCCAGATGTGCCAAAGCTCTTTGAGAGCGACACTTGTGTTGTCATCAAGGACAGTAAGGAAGGATGGGCTAAAGGTCTCAGGCAAGTTCTTGCTCTCCTATGGGCTGGTGAAATTCCTAAGTGGGACGTTAGTAAGGTACGCCCTGCTGGTGCAAGACTAAAGACATTTGGTGGTAGAGCCAGTGGCCCTGCACCTTTAGTTGATTTGTTTATGTTCGCAATCAGTACATTTAAATCTGCACAAGGACGTAACCTATCTACTATAGAGTGCCATGATCTTATGTGTAAGATTGGTGAGGTAGTGGTAGTAGGTGGTGTACGTAGGTCAGCTATGATCTCCTTGAGTAATCTATCTGATGATCGTATGCGTCATGCAAAGTCTGGTGCATGGTGGGAGAATGATAAGCAACGTGCTTTAGCTAATAACTCTGTTAGTTATACAGAGAAACCAGCCGCTGAGTTCTTTATGCGTGAGTGGCTATCCTTAATTGAGAGTAAGTCAGGTGAGAGAGGTATCTTTAATAGAGAAGCATCTAAGAAACAGGCAGCTAAGAATGGTAGGCGTGATCCTAACTATGACTTCGGAACAAATCCTTGCAGCGAGATAATTTTGCGACCAAATCAGTTCTGTAATTTATCCGAGGTAGTTATACGTGCAACAGATGCAGTAGAAGATATTGCACGTAAAATCCGCATCGCCACGATCTTGGGCACAATCCAAAGTACTTACACTAACTTCCCTTATCTACGTAAGATATGGCAAACTAATACTGCTGAAGAAAGATTGCTTGGTGTATCACTCACTGGCATAATGGATAACCCTTTGATGACTACTGCTAACAAAGGTTTGTCTGAGACACTGGAGTACTTAAAAGATGTGGCTGTTACTACTAATGTTAAGTATGCAAAGTATCTTGATATTCCTGTGGCTACAGCTATTAGTTGTGTCAAGCCCTCCGGGACAGTCTCTCAGTTGGTGGATTCAAGTTCTGGCATACATGCTCGTTATAGTAACTATTATATTAGGACTGTACGGGGTGACAATAAAGATCCATTAACAAAGTTTATGATAGATCAAGGCGTACCTAGTGAGCCAGATGTTATGAAGCCTGATGCTACTACAGTATTTAGCTTCCCTATGAAAGCACCAGAAGGTGCAGTGGTTACTGCTGATATGACAGCCATTGAACAACTTGAGATGTGGTTAGCTTATCAACGTCACTGGTGTGAACACAAACCAAGTATCACTTGTAATGTTAAACAAGATGAATGGTTTGAAGTAGGAGCATTTGTATACAAACACTTTGATGAAATGTCTGGTGTATCCTTCCTACCCTTTAATGAGCATACATATAAACAAGCACCCTACCAAGATGTAGAAAAGAGTGGTGATAAGATACCTGTGTATGAGTATGCCCGTAATGAATGGACTGACCCAGATGTATTGATAGGTTATCAACATACATACGAAAGTTTACTAGAGATTATGCCTAAGAAAATTGACTGGACTAAACTGTCAGAGTATGAAGTAGAAGACAATACATCTGGTATGCAAACGTTAGCCTGTAGCGGTGATGTTTGTGAGATGGTTGACATTACATAATAGTATATCCCCCTATCAAGGGGGGTTTACACACTTAAACTCAACTGGTATTATTACCACAATAGAAATATTTGGAGCAATAAAATGGCTGTAAGAAAACCTTTTAACAAAGCAATGTATCAAATGTTTGATGGTATTGCTAAAGAAACTTTAGTAACCCACCTAGAAAGTAAGGGACATACTATCATTAATAGTAAAGAAGATTACTATGCAGATGTAGTGTCAGAGAAAAATGGTTATACATACTTCAACGAAGCAGAAGTAAAGTCTCAGTGGAAGGGTGATTGGCCTGATCACTGGAAAGAAATACGGATACCAGAAAGAAAGCAAAGGCTACTAGATAAATACGAAGGTGAGAATGGTGTATTAAATTTCTATGTCTTTCGTGGAGACATGAAGAAGGCATGGCGTATTAAAGATACTTGCCTAACAAAAGAAAGTCTTGCTGAAGTAAAAGGTAGCAGACGAATTAGAAAAGGTGAGTTGTTTTTTCACATACCTTATACTGATGCGGAGTTAATTGAGTTATGATTAAACCCGCAAGGATGCCAGACGAAACCCTTATTGCTCAGTACAATTCTGTGAGCAAACCTTTTCACTACAACACAGGTGATATAGAATGTATAGACTACATCAAGCAGGTGTTAGGCAATGAAGGTTTCATTGCTTACTGCCAAGGCAACATGATTAAGTATCAGCACCGACACAGGTACAAACAAAAACCTGTAGAAGATATGGAGAAGGCAAGTTGGTACATGAATAAGATGATGGAAACAATGAAAGAGGTACACAAATGAACCCCTATGACGAAGGGCAGAAATCATTTAGGGTAGGTAAGATAGGCAATCCTTACTCATTAAATAGTAATAACAACAGAAGCTGGGAGTATGGATTTAATACTGCATACTTCTCTAACTTAAAAAAAGTAAAAGATAATGAGCAAAGAACTAGAGAACGAAGCAAAGAACTACAAGAAAAAGAAACACACCTCTAAAGCAATGAAGCCCCTTACAACTAGGCGGTATCTAGCAGGACAAGCTCTTGCTGGATTACTACCTAATAGTAAGGGGCGTCAAATGCCTGAGATAAAAAGATCAGCATATGAATGGGCAGACTATATGTTAGACGATGATAACTAGTCGTAGTATGTCATAGATCTTTCTGTCGGTAATTTCTGACCGCTTTTAAAATCATACTTAGGTATGAAAGATATTACATGCTGGCGTCTGTTGATCTCTTCTTCAATGGAGCCAGCATTTTCTAAATATTCTTTAGAAGATTCAGCACCTTCAAACTCTGTTGGAAAGTACTTAATTAATTTATTTAAGTCTCCGTAAGCCCTTTCAAATACAGCCTTCTCTAAATCATACATGTTTCTTATGTATCCAATAGCTCGACCTTTAGTCTCAGGGTCTTTAAGCATTATGTCAAATGTTTCGACAACAGCTTTACCTTGTTTTTTTACTGACTCTTTAATAAATGTTTCTAAAGCAAATCGTTTCTTTTCAAAGTCAAGTTGATCATATGTCTGACCAGCAAAAGCACCGGGGAGTGGGCTTTTCTTAAACGCTTGAAACATTGTAGGCATTTTCTGTGAAAGCATATACCTTAGTTGATATTCTACACTGGGGTTAGGTGAATCCTTTGAACTAAATATTTTATAGTCTTGCATACCTAACAGTGTCATCTCTTGTTGGATAGCACTGCTAGGTGGTTCTTCAACAGCCCCAAAACTTTTAGTCATAGGGTTCCAAGCACCAATAGGTTCAGGATTAAATATTGAATACAGTTTAAAATCATAACCCTTTCTTTCACCTCTGGGGTACGACTGATTATAACTAAACATTGGAGTATCCATTAAGAATCTTGCTGCTTGATTCTTTAAAAGATTACTGTAGATTATATCTTCGAACATGTTTCTTTCACCAACAGTTCTACCGGGCATCATATCTCTAGTGAAAGGATTGCCAGCGGAGTCATAATCAAATTGACTGTAAAAATCTCTTGAAAAAGTTGGGGGATAAGTAAACGTAGAAATAATATTACCTAAGTTTTTCTCTAGTTCAGGTGTTGCAGTCCCTGCTTTTGCAGAAGCAAACATATTCGTAACTAAATCAAACTCAAATTTAAATGCACCAGTTCTCAGATCAGGTACACCACCTAAGATTTCTCTAAAGTTATCAAGGGTAGCTGTATCATTCCAAGGAAGTCCAGTTGAGTACCTATACAATTGATCTCCTAATAAAAGGTTAATAGCAAATGGCCCTGCCATACGACTAAGATCAGTCTCAGACTTTGTATCCTGAACGTACCTATCAAAATTAACTTTACCTTCTTTACTTGCAGCTAATCCAAAGCCACCTAGCGTAAGCATAGTACCAGTTATTTGTCTGGAAACTCTATCTATCATTGTTTTATTAGGATCACCGCCAACTAACGTTTGCGTACGAGCTATACTAAAGCCACCCATCATATCGTCTAATGCTTGTATACCACCTGTTGCAATCCCAATAGGACTGTAGTCATTAACATACTCTAGGTGATTAGCTATGTATCTTGGAAAGGGTACGTCAGCACCAACAGAAATAAGAAAGGGTACTTTATGGTGTAAGTTCTGCACTGCTCTTGCGCCATGACCAAACAATGAAGTATCTTTTTTAAATGGTTTTTGAAAAGTAAACCTTTGGGCAGAATCAATAGCGTAATCCATAACACCGGGGGGTAGGTCATCTAACTTCATGTTGGAGCCATCAGATTTTTTCTTCGATAAAAATTCACCTAAGTTAGTACCTATGTCCGAATTATTTAAGTCACGTAACCTGCGATCAAGTCCAGAATAAAGTGCAGCCTCTTTAAATACTCCATCAGTAGCTATGTTTAAAGTATTTAAAAATCTTCCTATC